CGGCGGTGCGGCGGGCGTGGTGGGTTGCGGGCCGTAGAGGGCTTCTTCGGCGGCCAGTTCCTGGGCGACTTCGTCCAGCTCGCGGCCTTGGCGGGCGGCGTAGGCGGTGCGGCTGTTGACGCGCAGCGAGAGTTCTTCGCGGAAGGCGGTGACGTCTTTTAGCGGGTCGTTGCTTTGCCAGCCGCGGTGCTGCCAGGCGTGGGCGGCGAATTTGTCGCGCTTGCGCATCGGCAGCGGCGTGCCGTTGGGCATGGTGAGCGCACCCATGGTGAGCGCCCACTTGAGCCAGTGGTCAAAGAGGGTGTCGAGCCACGACTCTTCGAAGTCGCGCTGGTGTTTGCGCCACTGTTCCTGGTCGTCTTGCTGGGTGGCGCGAATAGAGTTGTAGTTGAGGTCGGCGTGGTCGTTGCACAGCGCCGGGTAGCTGACGTTTAGGCCGCTGGCCATGCGCCGGTTGAATGCCTTTGTGAAGGGTTCGAAGACGTCGTTGGGGTAGTTGCTGTCGATGCGGTTGGCGGTGTAGCCGTGCGGCAGGGTTTCCCAGTAGCCGGGAGCGCTGGTGGCGATGGCGCTGCCGTCGTCTTGCGTTTCGCCGATGACGGATTCGTCGGCCTTGAGGGGTTCGGCGTCGGGGGCGGCCTGGAAGAAGCCGAGCCGGTCGGCGCCGTCTTTGGCGTTGACCAGCGCAGAGAGGGCGAACTCGCCAACAAAATGCATGCTGAGCATGGCGGCGTGCATTTCGGGGATGCCGCGTGTTTGCTCGGGTTTGATGCTGCGGAAGCGGTGGATGATTTCGGCGGCGGGCACGGGGGTGGCGGTGCTGTGCCGGGTTTCGGAAAACCAGTACTGCTGCGGGCGGCCATAGCGATCGATTTCGACGCCCATGCGGATGGCGTTGAGGCCGGGCGCGGCCCTGCAAATCATCCAAGTGGCGAGGCGTGCGACGTCGATGATTTGCAGGGCGTAGCCGTAGGCGTTGCCGGCGTCGGCGCCGGTGATCTCGCGCAGGATGAACTCGCCGTCGCGCTTCTGACCACGGGCGATGAGCCAAAAGGTTTGCACGGCCGAGAGCCTGCCGGAGACTTCGAACACGCCCGGGCGGCAGAAGTCGGCCCAGCCGGCTTCGATGGCGTCGGCGGCGAGGGTGTCGGGGGTGCCGTTGGGGTTTTTGACGCGGCTGATGAGGCGCGGCCCGGTGTGGCCTACGACGTTTGTCTCGACCATCTCGAGGTAGCGGCGGGCATAGTCGTTGTTGTTTTCGAGGTCGCGCGAGCGGCTGCGCAGGGCGTCGAGGTCGGCGCGCAGTTCGTCGTCGATGCGCTGGGCGGTGGCCTGCCATGAGGCGGTGAGGCGGTTGAGTTGCGCGGCGGCGAATGCGCGCGCGTATGCCTCGGCGTCGCTCTTGCGCGGGGCGCGGCGGAACTTGTTGATGACGCGGGTTACTAGGCTCACTGTGTCACCATGGGGTTGTTTGCCGGGCGGCGGTATGTCGGCAGGCCGCGCGACAGGCGCAGCAGTGCGGCGGGGGCGGTGCTGAATGCGCCGAGCCACCACGCAAAAAACCACTGCGGGGTCATTGCTTGCACTCCGGGTCGGCGGACCAGCGCGGGCGGTAGATGTCGGCCTCCATGCGTTGCAGGCGGGTTTTGATCTCTTGCAGGCTGTTGCTGATGTGGCGCAGCTCGTTTTCCTGCTTCGCGTCGGAGACGTAGAGCACGATGCCGGCGCTGAGCGCGCCGATGATCGCGGCCTTGGCGATCTCTTGCACAATGGGGGACGTCTGCGTCACGACGGCGGCCATGGATATGTGATCAAACCACTCGGCGACCCTCACCGGGTCGCATCCTTGGCGCGGCTGCCGTGGCTGGAGCCGAAGAGGAAGGCGAGCACGGTGCCGATAGCGCCGATGACCACGCCGGTGATGACCATGGCTTTGATCTCGGCCGAGAAGCCGTCGCCGGTAATGACGATGCCGGCCAGCACGTAGCTGGAGACGACCACGAGCATGGCGATGCCGCCGAGGATGTAGATCCAGCGCGGGTCGGCGGCCATGAGCTGGGCGTTGCGGCCCATGGCGGCGTCGCGGCTTTTTTCGTCGGCCTCGATGAGCATGAGCAGGTCGCCCATCTGCATGCGCACGCCGCCGCGGAATAATTCGGCGGCTTGCGGGTCGGCATGGATGGCGGTGGCGGCGCCTTCGACGGTACTTTGGCCGGTGACTTGCATGGCGACCTTGGCGACCACCTCGGCGGCCTGGGCGTTTTCTTCGGCTTTTTTGCCGCCGAAGATGCGAATGAGGTCGGGCGCGGCCTGAATGAGCGAGGGCAGCGCGGCAATTGCGAAGGGTAGCGGCATGGGGGGCTTCTCCATAACAGGCGCGGGCGGCTGTTCGGCGGCGGGCGCTGTGGCGAGCGCGGCCAATGCGGCGATGGCGCGCTGGTGGCGGGCGTTGCGATCTGCGGCGCCGTTGGTGCCGCCATTGATGCGGCGGGTGATGGCGTCGAAGTTGCCGGCATCGGCCAGTGCGTTGAGATTGTGTTTGTGCCAGTACCAGCCGGCCGACAGGGCGGCGTAGCGCGGGGTTTCGAGCAGCGCCGGGTCGGCGACAAAGTCGGCGCTCAGCGCGAGGCTGACGTCGGTATAGTTGGCGCGGCCGGTGGTCTGGATGAGGCCACGACCGCGAAAGCGGGAGCCGTCGCCCGGGTGGATGTTGCCGAGGTCTGCTCGGCCTTCGTAGCGGCGCTGGGCGTCTGTCGGCCCCCAGATTTCGGCGGCGTAGCGAAACGATCCAGACTCGTGGCCGATCTGCGCCAGAAAGGCGGCGATGCGCGCGGGGGTGTTGATGGCGTAGCGATCGCACGCTTCGGCAATGTGCGGGGCGTATTGTGCGGCGTGCGCGGCGCTGCACCCGACGGCGTCGACGAGCAGTTGCGGGAAGTTGGCGGGCGTGGTCACGATCAGAACCGCATATAAACGCGCCCGCGCCCGGGCTTGTTGCCGGCGGCAGCTTCTTCGCGGCGCACTTCGATGAGGTATTTGCTGCGCGCTTCGAGCAGCGCGCCGTCACCGCGCTTGCTGGTGCGGCTGAAAATGCTCAGTTCGATGAGGTCGAGCTGCTCGGCGGTGGCGCGTTTTTCGAGCGCGGCCTCGATGGCGTCGAGCATGCGCCGGGCGTGGCTGCGGCCGTCAAAGCTGGCGGCTGCGGCGAGGTCTTCCAGCACATGCAGGTCGGTGGTGCTGAGGGTGTAGCGATCGGGCGCCAGGGTGGCTTGCGCGATGAGCGTATAGCGACCAGCGGGCCATGCGGCGGTGGTGGCGGCGGCGAGCGTGACGAGGTGGTCGTCGCCATCCGCGGCGGCGTTGAAGCTGTGTTTGGCTGCCGCCGATATCAGGGTGTATGACAGCACCCACCCCGCGCCGGCGGGGTAATCCCCCAGCGATTTGCGCCATGTGGCGCTGTCTCCAGCGCGCAGGGTGAGCGGTTCGGTGGTTGGAATCTCGGTCGGCATGTTGCCCGTTTTACCGGGCAACGCGCAAGGGTTTAAGGCGGGGGGCTTGCGTCGTCTGGTGGTGCGGTTTCTATGGGGTGCCCGGGCGACGGAATTTTGCGGTACTGATCAGCCCATCTTCAATCAGCGGGTAGACGAATGCACACAATCCCATGCCGGAGTCGACATCCATGCCGTAATCAACAACGAACTCTGCAAGCTTTTCCCTCCACCCGGCCTCGGCAACGCCGGCAGACTTGTCGTAGATATCCACACCTCGAAGGGTGAATTTTCTAACCTCGCCGCTTTGGGCGGAATAATCAACTTCGCTTGGCAGCGACGACAATACATAGATTGCAGCCACGAACTTCTCCTATGTTCGGTTGATTCTATCAGCCCGAATCTGCCGCACCCGCGCTCCGGTGAGGCCGACGCGGGCGGCGACTTCTTCGCTGTTTAGCCCTTGCGCCAGAAGCTCGGCAATGCGGGCGTCGCGCGCGGCGCGGCTCATGGCGTCGGCGCTGGCGATGTAGTGTCGATCGCTGCCGAAGTTGAGGCGAATGATGCGCTCGAGGCGCATGCGGTCGGTGACGGCACCGGGGTATTCGGCGTCGATGGTGTCGAGGATGTGGGTGAGGATGTCCATTTACCAGCCTTTTGGGTAGCGGTTGCGCGGCATGCGGGGGGCGCGCGCGGGGCGGGGTTGCTGGGTTCCTCGGTTGTCGTCTTGCTGGGCGGCGCGCTCTTGCTCGGCGGGCTCAGTGGTGGCTTGCGTTTTGGCGATCAGGGTGCGCTCCAGGCGCGTCCAGTCGGCGTCGGTGTAGCGGTGCAGGCGCAGCTCTGGGTGGTGGGTGGCGGCGTAGGCGTAGGTCATGGTGTCGCCGGCTTCATTGCGGGCGCCGCGGGGGTTTTCGAATCGGTTTTTGCTGGGGTTGAATCGCTCGCTGACGAGGCCGGCGAAGTATTCGGGCGGCAGGTCGTCGGAGAAGTGGCACATGCGCTCTTCGGGCTCGAGGTCGGCGTCTTTGCTGAGCAGGCTGTAGAAGTGGTGTTTGGCGGCCACAGTGCCGACGTGGTAGATGCGCAGGCCGCGCTTGTCGGTTTTGCCGCGCCAGGTGACATCGACCAGCGTGCCTTTGTTGAGCACCGGGGCGTTGTTGTGTTTGGCGCCAAAGATGGCGACGGGGCGGCGCACTTTGCGGGTGCGCACCCAGTTGTAGACGTGTTCGGTGCGGTGGCCGCCGGCGTCGCTGAAGGCGGCTTGCACGCTGAGCAGCGCGCCGGATTCGTGCTGCACCGGGCGGTTGAGTAGTTCGGTGAGCGCGAGCCATACGTCGTCGCCGGCCGGGTCGCCGGGCAGCACGGCGTAATCGATCACCCAGCGGCGAAGCCCCCTGCCCCAGCCAACAATCTGCACCTCGAGGCGGTCGTCTTGGGTGTCGATGCCGGCGGTAAGCACCAGCGCGCCAGCGGGGGCGGTGCGCAGGGCGTAGGGTTCGGCGCGGTCGGCAATGATGTGGTGCTTGACGGCACGCAGGGCGGGGTCTTCGAAAGTTTCGGCCAGGCGGTCGTTGATGAAGGTTTTGAGCTTGGCGGGGTCGCCCTGGGCGTCAAGCCACATTTGTGCGAGCTCGGCCCAGCGCGGGCCGAGGCCGATCTGGTAGTAGAGGCAGTTGATGTGGTAGCCACGCACACGGGCGCCGGGGTTGGCGGCGATCCACCTGCCGCGGCGGATCATGTCGGTTTTGTGGTGCTCGTCGATGAGGGCTCCGCAGTCGGCGCAGACGTACCAGGCGGCTTCGACTTCGCCGGCGATGCTCTTGCGCCAGTGCAGGCCGGACCATTGGAGGTGCTGCTCGTGGCCGCAGTGCGGGCAGGCGACGTGGTAGCGGCGGCGGTCGCTGGCGTCGTAGCGGGCGGCAATGCGGCTGTGGCCTTCGATGGTGGGCGTGGAGATGAACATGCGCCGGCTGGTGGCCGGGAATGCGGAGGTGCGGCCGGCGAGCAGGTCGCCGGGGTCGTCGCCCGTTGTGAGGTTAGCGGCGAACTCGTCTTCTTCGTCGACCAGCAGGGTGCGCACGCTGGTGGATTTGAGGCGCGACGGGCTGCCGGCGTGCTCGAGGTAAAGCTGGCCGCCGGCAAAATCCTTGAATTCTCGCTGGTTGGCGCTGTCGCGGCTTTTGGTGCTGCTGAGCATGGCGCGCACAGCGGGGGTGGTCTCGAACATGGGGCCGAGTTTTTGGTTGACCCACTTGTTCATGGACACTTCGCCTGGCAGGCAGACCATGATCGGGCCGCCGACCTCGCACATGGTGTAGCCCAGCGCGTTGATCTCGACCTCTGTTTTGCCAAACTGGATCGGAAACACCATGGCCACGTCGCGCACCGGGCTGCGCGCGCTCATGCAGTCCATTGGCTCGCGCAGCGGCGGGTTACGATCGGTGCGCCACCGCCCGGCCTCGGCGCTGCCCTTGGCCGACAGCACGCGATGGCGGTCGGCCCACTCGGAGACGGTGAGCGGCTTGCGCGGGGCGATGGCGCGGGCGCGGACGGCTGCGATCAGGCGGGCGGCGTCGGTGGTCATGCGGCGATGGGCGTCCAGTCGGGAAAGTCTTTGTTGAACGGAGTGATGCCGTCGAAAAATGCCTTGTAGTGGTCGAAGAGGTCTTGCGACATGTGGATTGCGGTCTGCTCGGCGCGGGGGTTGGTGTTTATGTTTGCGCTTGATTCAATGGCGAATGCGCCGTCGGGGCCCGTGCCAGCGAAAATTTTGGAGTGGTTGCGAAACACGGCGACGCGTCCGCCGGTTTGGCGAACGGCGTCGCAGAGGGCGACGAACTCGTCGACGTACTGGTTGGGGAAGATTTCGCCGACGTAGGCGTCGAGGCGGCCGATCTGGCCGTCTTTGATCCAAGCGGCCATCTGCTCTACGTCGGCCATGGCCATGCACCAGGTGCTGAGCAGGCAGTAGTCGAGTCGGCGGGTTTTCAGTAGGTGCGACAGGAAAGTGAGGCTGTCGACGTCGCCCTGGCTCATGACGTGGTAGCTGTAGCCGTTTTCGAGGGCGGGCAAGATTTCTGCAATGTGCGCTTCGCTTTTTAGGCGGCGGGTTTTTACGCGGCTTTTTCGGCGGGTGACTTTTGCCTTGGCGGTTGCGAGGGCTTCGGCGCTGGCCGCTTCGCTCGCCCACGGGAATTCGGCCGCGAACAGGTCGGCGGATTCGTTGAGAATGTTCATTTTTTCCCCTTTGCAGCTTTGATTTTGAACAGTTCGAACTTTGCCGGCGGCATGTTTCTGGCGCCAGACTCCCAGTCTTGCCAGGTGCGCATGCGGGCGCAGATCAGGTCTGCCGCTGCGGTCTGGGTGAGATGGGCTGCTTTGCGGGCGGCGAGGATTTCTGGCGGGCTTGGTTGGTTTGACATAGAGCGTGAATCGCTATTCGCATGCTGAGGCGCCTGCGGTAGTGCCACGCTGTTCCGCCCGCTTGTATATCCAGCCTGGTAGGCTTCAGCGATGAGCGCGCTCAACTGCTCCGGCGTCATCATCTGCACGCCGCCATCCGGCCAGCGGTAGCGGGTCAGGTAGGCGTCTGACGCCGCGCGCATGGTGCGACGCCAGTTGCGGTTCGGGTGGTTGTTTGAGGGGCCTTTCGGCCCCTTGCTTGTCTGTGACATCGTCAGACCACTGCGTAGTGGTCGATCTCCCAGTCGATGTATGAGCCGTCGCCGTCGTGTTCGGCCATGATGGCGTCCTCGTCGTTGCTGGTGTAGTAGTAGGCCGTCAGGCAGCAGGCGTTTCCGTCTTTGTCCGTGCAGATGACGCTAGCACTCCACTCGCACAACTCATCATCCTGGCATGCGCCGTTGAAACCAACGCGCCCGGTCGGTTCGCAGTTCTGGCGCTCAACATTATCCACTGCTTCAACTCCGACGATCTCTGCGGCTTGTTCGCGGGTCATGTTGTTCGTGTCCATCTTCTTCTCCTGCCCCTGATCCCGAGGCGCGGTTGTGGTCTATCCACAGTTCTAATTATACACGCATTGCGTGCAATTTCAACACTTATTTTAGGTTTCAGTGCCGTTTTTTTTCGTCCAGAATGCGCGCGATATTCCTTCGAGGATGGTTTCGATTTCGTCGCGCAGGATGCTTTTGATCTGCTCTTCGTCGGATGTTGCCGACAGCCTCGGCGCCAGGATGTCTGGGAGCGTTTCGAGGCGGCCGCGGATCATGGTGTCGCCGTCTGCGACGGCTTCGGCTGCTTCGGCGGCGAGCATGTATTTGCCGATCGAAACTTCGTAGGCGAGTTTTTCTTTTAGCGCGGCGTAGCGTTCTTTTACGGTGCGGGCTGCCTGGTAGCTGTTGCCAAAACTGTCTTCTTCTTTTTCGTGCCCTGCCCCGCCTTGCTCACGCTCGGCCGCATGCCGCGCCCGCACGCCGGCCTTGGATGGGTCGCGGGCGGCTTCGATGGCGGCGATGGATTCGGCGACCTTGACGAGCTTGCCGTCATCGGTGAGGGCGATGAGGCCGTCTTTGATGAGGTTGCTTACCTGGCCTTGCGAGCGCCAGCCCATGCGCGCGGCGAAGTCTTTGCGTGTGCAGGTTTCGGTCATGGATTACCTCGCCGTGGACATGGCGTATTCGAGCGCCTTGTCCATTTCTGCGCGCGCGTTCTGGCGCACTGATGTTTCGACGGCGGCGCGGACGTCGAGGCGCTGTTTGTAGGTGGTGCGCTGCACGAACATGAGCACGGGCTGCACGGCGCTGGTGGCTTTGCCGCTGTTTTTGCGTTTGCTGTTGGTGGGCGCGGCGCGCTCGACGCGTAGCCAGATGCCGGGGTGCAGGTGGGCGGTGTTGCGCTGGCCGGGGAGCGCGACGAAGTAGCCGCGCAGGTGGGCGCGCTTGCCACGGCCGGCGGCGACGCGCAGCCCGGTTTTGAGCGCGCCGATGATCTCGGCGAGGTCTTTGCGTTGGATGTTGCCGTAGCGGTCGAGCTTGAGGCGCTCGGACGGCACGGCGCGGTATCCGTTTGGCAGCGCCCCGATGGCGCGCAGGGCGACCTCGTAGCCGGCCATGGGGCGATTGCCCCCGCCAATTTGTGGGCTGAGGTATTTGCCGGGCGCGCGCCCTGCCCCTTTGGGTTTGTCGATGAGGCCGACGGTGGCGGTGGGGTTGCGCTTGTTGCCGCGCGCCACGAAGGTGCCGCCGAGGGTGTAGGGCTTTGGCCGGTCGAAGGCGCGCTGCATGGCGGTGTGCATGGCGCCCTGGCCGAGTTTTGCGAGGTTATTGACGGCCACCGATACTGCGAACGGTATTTGCTGCTTCTGGAGCCGCGTGAGGTGCGCTGTGGCGGCTTTGATGTCGGCGGTGACGTTGATGAGCTCGGCCATGGTCAGCGGCCTCCTGTAGCGCGCTTGGCGTCGGCGTACCAGCGCTTGAGCCCTTCGGCGACGCTGGCGTTGCTGGTGACGGGTACGGCGCGGTATTGGGCGGTGGCGGCGCGCTGTTGGTTGGCGGTGTTGATGTCGGTGAGCGTGGCGCCGCGCATGCCGTCGATGAGGCCGTGCTGGTGGAAGGCTTTGGCCAGCTCGTGGAACTCGGGCAGGTGCTGACGCACGGCGGCGTTGAAGTGGCGGACGTTGTCGGCGGTGCAGACCAGGGCGAATGGCTCGGGGCTTTTCTCTTTCATCTTTTTTTCTATGAGGTGATGGGTGAGTAAAAGCGCGCGCGAGAGCGAGCGCACGGGCACCGCACGGGGTAGCGCACGCCTGATGCGCCCGCATGCCGCATAGCGCACGGGCCGCACGGGGCGCACGGGTAGGTTCACGTACACGGGAGAGGTGTGTTTTTTAGTGGGCGCGTGAGTGCATGCGCACGTATACGTGCGCGGGAGCCCGTGCGGCCCGTGCGGCCCGTGCGCTATGCGGGTTTGCGGGCCGGTAGCCCGTGCGCTTTGGTGTGCGGTTGCCTGTGCGGTGGTCATGATTGGCCCCCGGTGATGGCGTTGTTGAAGTCGAAATAGCAGTTGGTGAGCCATTCGGTTTGCGTTTTGGTGTCGGGCTTGGCGTGGCCGATGGGTTTTTCGGGCGTGTTCCAGGGGGGCGCGCGCAGGGCGTCGTCGGGCGGGATGACCATGCGCTGGCGTTTTGTTTTGACCGATGGGTCGGTGGCGTAGGCGGTGTGGGTGTAGCGGTCGCGGTGGCCTTTGACCCAGCCGGCGAGTTTGTCGAGGTGGCCGCCGAACTGGTTGGATTCGCGCGGGGCTTTGACGCCTTCGCGCCGGCACCATTGGAGGTAGGCGGCGTAGAGGTCGGACGAGCCACAGGGGCAGAACGGCAGGCCGTCGATGTCGCCGGCTTGCCAGTCGCCGAGGAATCGGTCGACGGACTCGCGGTTGATGTCGATGAGTTGTTGCTTTGAGCGCGTCATGGGCGGGCGCGACCATGGCTTGAAGTCGCCGAGCGGCAGTTGCAGCAGGTGCGAGTGCAGGGCTTGGATGCCGCCGTTGTCGATCTCTGCGTCGAGTTCTTCGAAGAAGGCGGCGCTGAGCGGGGGCGGCGTCCAGAAGACGAGGTGGCGGCGGTCGTCGTTTTCGAGCACCACGGGTTGCTTCTCGTTTGAGAGAAACACGAGATTCATGTGGTTGCGTTCGCGGTGTGCGGCGACGTTTTTGGGGTTGACCCGCACCCACTCGCCGGTAATGAAACCTTTGAGTTGGTTTTTGAGGTGGTACATGTCGGAGCGGGCGACGATCTCGTCGGCGACGATGAAGAGCTTGCGCTCGGTCCAGTCGGCGTTGAATTTGTCTTCGATGGCGCCCTGGTTGAGCACCAGCGAATACTCGCCGTAGATGCGGGCGTAGGCTTCGAAGAAGCGGCTTTTTCCGGTGCCTTGCGGGCCATGCACCACGACGGCGCTGTGCAGTTTGGCGCCCGGGTGCTGGATGGGGTAAGCCAGCCAGCGCAGCACCCACTCGTACACCTCGGTGCCGTTGCGCTCGCCGCTGCACAGGTAGCCGAGCAGCTCGAGCAGGCGGTCGCACGAGCCTGCCTTGGGTTGCGTGGGCCATCCGGACCAGCGGTTGCAGATGATGTTGGCGTCTTCGCCAGCGGGGTCGAAGCCGATCTGGTCGATGTAGACGGCGCGGCTGCCCCACGTGGGGTGATCTTTGACGTTGTCCCAGCGCACGCGCGGCGGGAGCATGGCGACCACTTTGGTGCGCTTGACGACGCAGTTGGTCCAGGTGTCGAAAACGAAGTCGCCGGTGTTGTCGTCGATGTGGATGAAGCGGTCGACAATGTCGTCGAGCCCGAGGGTGGATACGGCCACACGACGGCCGGCCAAATCCCCGCCCCCCTGTGTGTCGAACGCCCGCGGCGTGCGTGCCGGCGGCGCCCATCCGAATTGCGCCAGCGCGGCTTCGACTTGGTCGCGTACCACAGACAGGCCATCGGCGGCGTGCAGGTCGTTGAAGTCGGAGAGTTTGGTGCCGTGATCGAAGAACGCAGCGCGGCGCGCGGCCTGGTCGGCAAAGGCGGGTTTGATCCACTTGACGCCGTCGAGCATGCCGGCATTGACGGCCACGGTGACGCCAGCGTTTGCCACCTTGTGCTCGTGGCCGCAGCCCGGGCAGGTGGGCGACTTGTCGTCGAGGTCGATCGGGTGGTTGCAGCGCACGTCGTTTTCGCGGTGCTGGCAGTTGCCGAAGCGGTCGTCGTCGGCGCAGACGATGAACTTGACCTTGGGGAAGCGTGCGCGCAGCTGCTCGACAACCGGTACGATGTTGCCGGCGTCGAAGGCCACGGCCACAGGTAGGTTGCTGTTCGCTTCGTGCAAGCTGGCGCCGGTGGCGTAGCCTTCGACCACGAGGCAAACCCACGTCGGCAAGCCGATCAGGTGGTAATGCGCCTTTTTGATGTGGCCCTTGGGCCAGTAGTCTTTGTCTCGGCCAAGCCGCTCGATTTTCTTCGCGTGCGCCTTGCGGCCGAGAACGAACTGCAAAGCCCACACCGAACCGGCGTTGTCCATCATCGGCACAACCATCGACCCGCTCGGCGTGTAGCGCACCCCGTGCCCAGCCACGCCCTTGCGCGCCAGGTAGTCGCAGTCGCCCTGCTCGCTCAGCTTTGCCCACATTGCGCGGGCACGCTTGGCGGCGCGCTCGCCCTCGGCTTTGCGCTCGCCCTCGACGCGCTTGGCGTCTTCGCGGAACTGCTTGCTCAACGCCTTTTTCTGCTCTGGCGTCATCGGCGGCAAGTCGAGGTCGACGCGCACCTTGTTTTTTTCGTCGCCGCGCCAGATGCCGAACTCACCCACAATGGCGCAGTCGCCAAGCTCGAGCGTGATCTCGCGCAAGAAGTACCAGCCGGGCTTTCCGCTGGATCCGCTCACGCGGCAGCGCTGCACCTTGCCATTGACGACGAGGTCGTTGTTCTTCGGCTGTAGCCCGTGGCCAAGAATCTGAGACAGAACGTCGGCGTAATTGATAGCCACGCTTCAGTAACTCCCAACGCCACTAACTACACAAAACGCGGGGTTCGAATTACC